GCCCACTGGTGCCTAGACATGCCCCCAAAAGGGGACAAAAGAATAGGTTCCAAATACCGGCGATAACTCGCCTTTATTGGCGCTCTTCTCTTGAGGAGGGCGCTATGAGACATCAACCTCTGAAGTGATCAACGACATCGGACCCGTTTCCGGAATCCACGTCGACCTTGCTCCAGAAGAAGAAGTGCGTCTCACATTTGTGCGCGCTGTAAAGCGCTCGGAGAACGGGCAAGAAGATGTTGCTCCTCTTAAAGCGCCCGCAATCAAAGCTACATTGTAGCCTGCATGAGCACGTATCCGTTTATCGGGTACGGCAGTTTTCAAAAGCTCCAACCAACTCCAGGAATAAGTCTTACGACTATATCTAGAGAAGGGAGAAGCTAAGAAAACGTCCCAAGGAACCTCAAAAGCAGTCTCCGGATTGCCGGCGAAAGGCCGACAAAGGAAGAAGTTTCGAGGTATGAGAGAACGGAGAAACTCCGCCCCCTCAAAGAGGATAGCATTCCAGCTATCCTTCGACTTGGAACCGTTGCAGAACTTGGCGATGCTTTCAAATGAATCGAAAGTAAAGTCAAGTATGATTGGACGAACGTCCTCTCCTTCAAACCAATCTGCACCACACGACTCCCGAAAAGGCCCTCGTGAGAAGGTCTTCTTCGAGTTCACCCGAAACCCACAAATCCGTAGCAAACGGTTAAGTGGGTCAAACATGCCGTTAGGCACGATGATATCGTCCCCATAGACAAGAAAATCGCCTATGGAAGACGCACCGTGCTTCGCCGCATGGCAGAGTGAAGCAAAGATAAGCGTTTCGAGTGGAAAGCAGAAGCCGTTCCCCATAGAGACAAACTTATGATAGGGTCTAACGACCCCGTCAAGAAGGAAGCTCTTGGATCTGAGAGAGTTCAGTAAATCGAACCACTCAGGTGGAAGGAGATTGCGGCAAAGTTCTGTTGAGATGCTATCACTAGCACTCGACAGATCTATTGTCGCAAGTCCATCAGCGCCATCCCCAACTCTGGACCCTATTCGGGCCCATCGCTGGTTACGACTCTGATCCGACAGATCGATGCCAATCCTCTTAAGCCTTTTTCGCATAAGGAGATCAACACCTTTCTGAAGGTATCCGTTTAGAACCGGCTCGGTTGCAATGGCACGATGTGTCATCGCATCCTTGGGCACAAACGAAATTTTATTGTGTCCTACAATACGGGCTTTTCGATCGAAACCTAGATTAAAGAGGTCAAGATCGGTTGAGAAAAATGGAGCATGAAGCGTGTCGGAATTAACCAACTCCACGACATGACTATCCATCTTCAAAACAGCGCGCGCATAGTAGTAAGCGCCAGGAGACACGGTCCAATCCGCTGCGAGCATTTTGCGAGCAAGATTGGTAGCATTCCCGTGAATCCCTAAACTAGCGCCGGCCCCGAAAGCACACCCGTCCCACACCTCGGCCATATTCAGAGGGCCAAGAACATAGGAGATGAAATCACGAGCTAATTTCAGCTCGAGTTCAACCGGACATCGCTTATTAAAGGCGATAAAACGTTGGTTGACACGCTTGCACGAATGCTCGCTTGCCAAGAAACGTTTAATAGCTTCCCCTTCAGGATCGGTGTTAACCGTTCCAAGAGGGAAAGGATATTTCCGAACGAGAGAAGCAAACTGACGATTCAGCCGATGCTCGGCCGGCGAACTAAACTCTGTGTTCGCTAAGTCGTCAGCCCACCGAAGCAACCCTGGGTAGTCCTTTCCTTTTAATAAGGTGAGACCACACAAAGCTGCATCAGTAGGACAGGACCTCAACACGATTTCGAGGAACTTCTGGTAATTACCCCAGCTTGCTCCTCGAAGAGTTGTGTTGAGTTTCATCAACTCCACCAACTTTCTGGATTTCATCACGATTTCCTTGAATGTTGCCGACCATCTTCATGAAGGCCGGAGCTGCAACGAGAGCACCGATCGCAAGGACCAGTACTCCAAGAACGAACGCCAGGAATTCACGCATCTCAGCTCCTTCCTAGAAGCTGATCTGCTGACCCTTGACGTGCGTCTTGAATGAGGCACTCGCGAGGAATGCTCCCATATCGTTCAGCATGGTGTCAATGTCGCCAGATGCGGCGCCAACCGGTATGGTACACTGGATGTCCAGGATACCATCCCACGTTGTGGTCAAAGCACCAGTCAACGTGAGCGTGCGCGTGAGTTTTGCACTCGTGCGCCCGACTCCGCTGAAGGTCGTAGTAGGTTTGGGCACCACCCGAGAGAGACGAACATCATCTTTCACGGAAACGGTGTGACCAGTCCCAATATAACCGACAGCGGACGTCCCGAATGAATCGGGCGTGTAGGTTTTGGCATTGATTGTCAAAGACATAAGGATTACCCTTAATGAGAAGTGGAAGCTAGCCTTACGACTAGCAGGTCTGATCGGCAAACAAGGTGTTAGAATTGCACCTTGAGAAGCTGCTGCACAGTAAGTGAAGCAGCATCGAGAGCCCGGGTCCATTGATCGAAGCGAAAATCGCTTTTGATCACAAATCCGGTATCCCTTGTACGATCAATTAACTGTCTCCGTTTCTCGGTGAACGATATTTGTACCGTATCACTTAGAGATCCTGAGACAGTTACAGTGGTGGGATCTACCTCGGTCCATCCTGTCCAGTACGCCAGATTATAAATTTGGCGTTTACTGAAATAGGATCCACCTTTGGGAGTCACACCGACCCTTGGCAAATTAGCGTAGATGACTTCACCTACGTTCACAAACCAATCCAAAACGAAAGAACGCCTTGTTAGTTCCCAAGGGACCGCGATCAGATTATGCCAAGTAAGGCCTAAATCTGTCCACGGTGTCGCCTGATACTGGTCAACCCACTGAGCCCTAATTGAATAGGTTTCAGTACGGAGGATCTCCCATCTCAGCGTCCAAATCGAATTGGTTAAAGAATACTTATCAACCTTCGTACCCTGCAGCATACCATTGGCGCGAGCCGTATGGTAGTCCGCATGGGTATTAGCTTTGTAAGTAGTCTTTAGGGCCTTCATAGCTGCCTGCACATCAGAAATAAGAGGACGAACCCCATATCTCCAGCGCAGATACTCACCACTAAGCAAGGAAAGGAATTCTTTTCCAAGCCTAGTCCGTCGTGCTCCAGGGGAGAGCTGACTCGGGTAACGAACCCCGGGGAAGCGCTTCCGAAGAACTTCCAATCGGCGATAAGAGCGAGAACGCGAAAATTCATTCGCGAACTTGCCCAAATTGCCAAGAGGACTCCGTACCAAACGAAAAACTTGATCGAGTTCCGCCAACGATTCAACATAGTTGGCGATCCCTTTCTGGCGATTCGCGAGGCACTCGGTGACGACTTGGGTGACGAGACTTGCGGAAGCATTATCGTTGGTCAATGCACCAATAACAACAATATTTCCAACACGAGCGGTCATCAGCTTGCCTTGAAACTCGTCCCACGCCAAAATCGCAGGCGCGGAACAAGTAGCAGGATGCCAAGTATGGACGAAGTCAGACATTCCTACAGCCTCACGGACTTGTAGGGTGCTGTAAAAGATATTCGGAGGTATCCAATCTCCGCGTTTCTTCTTCGACCAGTAGCCTGGAGTTCGGTTACTAGCAGTGAGGCGCCACGTACCATAGTATGCTCCGGTAGGGGTCCAGGCACTCCAGGGTCCAATTGTGCGATCAGCACAGGACACTGGAAAAGACCGGGCCCTATAATAACCCTCGGCATACGACTGGGTGACGGAACCCTCTTGCTTGATTTCCGAATAATCCATTCTACTCTCCGCTCAGTCTCACAGAATGAAAACAAGAAACCTGGAAACTATTCAAGTTCCTTGTTCGGGTCACCTTGACCCGGGGTATCAAACCCCAGAACATCCTGTTCACTTCGCTCGGGGACATTGGATATGTCCTTGAAATGAAGATCTTCGTTGCAAGTCACATCAATCTGAAGCGGACCGAACTTTTGGAGCGCGTTACCTTCGTTGGTATAAACATCCATACCAACGAATTCACTTGCCACCAAAGGAACAGCAAACTTCATCATGGTGAGGCGCTGCCCGGATAA